CACTGGCGGCGGAGGTTCAGGTACTCACGGCGCAGGTTCTTCTCTCGGCGGCGGAGGCGGCGGAGGCGGAGGCGCTGATGGCTACTCTTATATTGGTGTATATTAAAAATAATAAAAAATATATGAAAATCAAAGAAAATTTAAGTATGTCAGGAAAATTAAAAACAGTGATCAGAGATGCTGAGACTGGTTTTGTCAAACGAACAACTTATTATAATAATGTTATTTGTACAGTTGGCAAATCTATGATAGCTGATAATCTGACAAATGCTTCTCCAGACAATGTAATGAGGATCAATTATGTTGCTTTAGGTAGCGATGCTACGGCTCCTGTGGCTTCTGATGCAACTTTAGGCACTGAGACTTATCGTAATACTGTGGCGAGTGAAACTAACTCAGATAATATTGCCTATATTAGTGCCTTCTTCGGTCAAACCGAAGTGACTGGTACTTTTGCTGAAGCTGGTTTATTTTCTGATGGCGGTGCTGGTGCTGATAGTGGTATTCTGGTGTCTCACGTTGCTATATCTGAAACAAAATCTGCTGTTGAAACTCTGACGATTGATTGGCAAATAACTATTAACTGATAATATATGATTGATACAAACTGCGATCAACAAGCCTATGATCTTAACTGGGAATTAGAAAGAGAAAATGCTTGTCATATTGGCGTGCTAAATTCTGAAATGGGTGAAGTTCGTGATACTCAAATTGCTATGAATTTAAGGCTATCTAATATTGAAACATTTATGGGTATTCAGTCTGCTATCTGGGGTGTTATTCTGTCAGTTGTTATTGGTTTAGTTATTAAAAAAATGTGGGGTAATGGAAAAAAATGACATTATAAATTAGTTCATTATAAGGAGGTATGTTTTGGAAGGGCATTGTCAGAAATGCGGTGTAAAATTCAATCACAAAAAAGGTCAGCGTGGGACCACGCATCACATCTTGCCTCAGAGATTTTTTGAGGGGAAAGGAGCGACTATGTTGCTATGTGATACTTGCCATACTGCACTGGAAAAACTGATACCTCAACAGCCCAAGTTGAAAAGGAGTAAATATTGGAAAATCGCTTGGGACTTCATACAAGGCGGCGTTTGACCGCTTAGGGGAGGAGGGCTTATGTCCGTTCATACTCCCCTTTATATAAAAATTAAAAATAAATATATGCCTACAAACAAAGGTTTTTTAGAAAAGCCAGTAGATGAATTGGATTATCCTTATGGTGCAATAACTCACGAGGATAGAATTTTTGATAGTAATTGGAGTGATTATACTACTGACTTTGAACTACAAAAACAAAATGGTTTTGAGCCAATGGATTGTGTGACACAGGCAATTATAAATTCTGTTCAAGCACAAATTCAATGGTTTTTAGATACTGGTCAATTGCCAGAAAGAATTAAAACATTTTTGATCAAGCATAAGTGTATAGTAGATGGCAAAGTTAAGTTCTCTAAAAAGTTTATTGCTATATTATCTGAGACAACACCTTTAGGAAATTATCTGACAAAGGTAGCGCAAACAGTTAGAGAGGTCGGAGTTATACCAGAAGATATGTTGCCTATTAGTGGCAGCACTTGGGACGAGTTCTATGATACCGGACAGATCACAGCAGAGATGCGAGATTTTGGAAAGAAATTATTTGATAAAGATAATCCAAATGCGTTTTTTACTTTACGATATGAATGGGTAGTCACGCCAAACGATGGCGGATTATTGGAAGATCAAAGAGCAAAAATGCTTTTTGAACTTCGGCACGCTCCTTTGGTGATAGCAAAGAGTGGACATTGTACGCTTAAAATGTTGGGAGTAAATAAAGTCAAGTGGCAAGTAGTTGATAGTTATGAGCCATTTATAAAAGATAGGGCGTGGGATTATAATGCTTTATGGGTATTAAAAGTAGTAGTTAATTTAAAAGTAAATAACGATAATATGAAATTAGTCAAAACAGAGAGCAATCCTAATATTTATTTGATTGCTGATAAGAAAAAAATACTAATAATTGATATGCCGACATTGACTGCCTTGGCAGAAAATCATACTGTAATTACTCAAGAAGAAATGGATAGATATAATGACGGCGGTACTTTAATTTGGACAAAAAGATTTGTTAATTAAATAATCATAAAATTTATGGCAAACAGATTTAAATTAGACACCCAAGACGGTAAAAATGCTTGGAAGGTATTACTTTATTCAGTAGCCTCAAGTATTATTGCCTCTTTGATCTTATGGGTATCGGATGTAGAATTTCCAAGAGAGTTAGTCGCATTTATTCCAATCATAAATGTAATTTTGGTAGCTGCTAAAGATTTCTTTGAAAAAAGATAATCTATATTACAATTCAAAAAGCCTCTGTTATAGGGGCTTTTTTTGTTGCTTGACTTGTGGATAACTTAGGTATAGACAAGGGATTAAGAACGTGCTAATATTTAAGTATGGAAAACGCAAACAAGCCAAGTTTAAATCAAGCGAGCTATTTGCTAACAATGCTCCAAAATAAAAAAGATGTCGTGGACACCTTTAAATTAGGCTTCTCAGAGCTGAGCAACCTCGACCTAAAGGACTATAAATATATATTAGTCTTGATTTTTGGTAATCAAGATAAAAGACTGATGGAAGTGTTAAGCACTTTACTAATTAAAAAATAACAATTAACCAACAAAATTATGGGTGGTGAAAAAGATTTAGCAACAACTGGCTCAAAAGATTTGAGCCTGAAAAATCCTCAAGCCGAGGTAGCATTTGCTCAAGAATGTGCCAATGCTTTGATGACAGTCATTGAGAGCAAACCTAAAAAGGTTATTATCAATGGCAAACAGTTTTTAGAATTTGAGGACTGGCAGACTATTGCCCGCTTCTATGGTGCTACTGTATCTGTGGAGTGGACCAAGGCTTTGGTCAGTGATGGTAAAAATGGGAAAATCTTTGCTGGCTATGAAGCAAGGGCTATCGTTTTAAATAACGAAGGTAGAGAACTTTCTGCCGCAGAAGCATCTTGTACAGTAAAAGAAACTAAGTGGGCTAATAGAGATCGCTTTCAATTACGATCTATGGCTCAAACCAGAGCTTGTGCTAAGGCTTTCCGTAATGTCTTTTCTTGGGTAGTTGCCCTAAAAGGATTGGCTGCTACACCGGCTGAGGAAATGTCAGAGTATGATAATAATCCTTATCCAAATCCAACTCCGGAGCCTGCACCTGTAAAGGCTGAGGTAGTTGCTCAGCAACCGGCACCTACTCCAGCACCAGCCGCACAGCCCGCTACTCAAGCAAGTGATCAAAATCCGATGAGTGAAAAACAAGCCAGTTTTATTGGGAGGCTACTCGAAGAAAAGGGTATGACTGAACTTGAAATGTTGAGCGAGCTTGGTAAAAACTCAATGGAAGAATTGAGCAGCAAAGATGCCAGTTCAGCTATTGAACTATTACAAGGTAAATAAAAATATATGACTAAAACAAAAACAAATACAATACTAATTATCTTGATTATTTTCTTATTTGGTACTTGGGCATTTATGCGTATAGACAACCAGATAAAGCAAAAAGAGCTATCAAACTTACGATTGAGGCTTCAAATAGCACAGGAGGGGCAAATTTTGCCAAATTCAGCTATATTAGCCCCTCTGGTCGGTACTCCTATGGAGGATAGTATCCCGTATATCATAAAGGCGGCAGATTATTACGATCTGCCCCTTGAAATTTATTTGGGGATTGCTTCTGCTGAAAGCTCTTTTAAGAATTACAACTGCTATAATCCTTGGGGCATTGGCTATCCAGAGCCTCGTTGTTATAATGACTGGGAGCATAGTGCTGATGGTTTTTCTCAGCTTATGAGACATCACTATTTCAATCTGGGCTATATTACTCCTGAGGAACTTTTGCCTCGCTATGTAGGCTGGGATAATCAAGATTGGCTAATCAATGTAAAACAATATTATTATGAGAACAATTAAATGTAAATGTAAGGCAGTAGTTAAAATTGATCCTAAACAAGTTATTGAAGGATATAGAATTTGGGAATTAGATGGTGAATTAGAAGATAGTCCAGTTTTAATATGGATATGTACTAATTGTGGTAAAGAATATTTTTTACCTAAGCAGATACCAGTATATGATTTGGCTGCTGATAAAGATGTTGGTGAAATATTAAAGCTAAAATAAATTATGTTAAATCAAAATCCAATAACTGAATTACAAGCTATGGTCTTTGAGCTTATCAGATACCGCTTCAAACAAAATCCTATTACCGGCAAAGAAATATTAAGGCATATCAGGGTCAAGGGGACCGGTCGTGAAAAGAAAGGCGCTAATCTGCGTAGTGTTATAAATACTCTACGAGATAAAGGTTTTGCTATTTGCGCTGGCTCTAAAGGCTATTACTATCCGATGAATACTGGGGAGCTTGATGAATATGTAGATGACTTTCAAAGCCGGATAGATCAGCAACAGCAAGCCTGCGATGCTTTGAAAACTATCTCACAGCGTGGTAAAGATTTGGCTGCGGCTAAGAAGGAAAATACTGAGAAACTAAAAATTGATCGGGAAAAACCTGACCAGCAAAAGATGCTATAAAAAAGCCCCTGTCCACTAATTCATTGGATATACAGGGGCGAAAAACGTCTTTTTACTTTGATTTACATATATATAGACGTATAATACACTAAAATATTACACTTATGTCAATAGATAAGACTGAGAAATATGAAATTATTTTGGCAGAAGTCATTGATGATTTGTATATAAAATACAAACCTGATTTCTGTGATTATAAAAATAGAACTCACAAATTAGGCTGGTTCAAAGAACAAATCAAAGCTGAATTTCATAATAGATTAAAAGATGCCACTAATACCACAAACAAAAGCTAAACAAAATCCGGCGGTCCAATGGATCGAGGATTGCAATAACGGCAAGATCACTCCTAAGGAATTACAAGAGAAGTGTAATACTTGGTTGACAACTCGTGGCAAGATGGTTGTCACGAATGATGATCTTGAAAAAATATTTGATTAAGAGTGCCTGTGTATAACTTAGGTATTGTTATTACACTAAAAAAAGATTATAATATAAGTATATGTTAGGGACAGAAAAAACAAAAATATTATTTAAAGAATTAGAAAGACTAACTGGTATTTGTAAAGCTGATGTTATGTCTAATAGTAGAAGCAGTCAAATAGTCAAGGCTCGTTTTGTTTTAATGTATTATTTGCGGAAAAAAGAAAAGATGAGCTATCCAGACATCGGATTTTTCTTTAGCAAAGATCATACTACTATTCAAAATGCTATACGCAGGGTTGATAAATCTACCTTTTTGTATGGCAAATATAAAATATTTAAAAGTAAAGTAAAAAAAGTCTATGAAATTATCTAAAAGATTTTATTTGATTTTTCTATTTATTAGAAAAACAAAAGCTAAGTGGCATATCGAACAAGATATTGCCTTTTTGACTAATGAGAACAATACTATTTTCGATAAGACCGAGGAACAACTGCGTGAAGAATTAGAGCAGTTGCGCTTAAAGATTACTAAGCACAAAGATAGCGCTGACAAAGTCAAAGATGAAATTGTCCAAGCCGGTGAATTGGAAAGACAGATCAATAAGTATGACAGTATCAAAGCTACTTATGGCAAATCTGGTGATGAATTAAAATTGATTACTAAATATCTTGCGTTTTTAAAAGGCTGTATCACGGGTAAAATTACCTATGAGATGGAAATGGAAAAACCCAAGGAGGAGGAAAATGTTAAAGAGGAATAGCAAAGGTCAATTTATTAAGGGCAGTTCTGGGTATTGGAAAAATAAAAAACTTTCCAAAAAACATAAAGAAAAAATGTCAGCTACTCATAAAGAATTGTGTGCTAATAATAAAAATATTCCTCCATCAAGATTAGGAAAATCGCCTAATAATAAAGGCAAATCAAGACTTGATATGCTTGCTGAAAAAAATCATAATTGGAAAGGTGGCATATCTAAATCTAAAAGACCAGTTCATAGTATAAAATATAAGAATTGGCGAAAGAAAGTTTTTGAAAAAGATAATTATACTTGTCAAGATTGTGGCATTAAAAGCGGTTTAGGGAAAGCGATTTATTTAGAAGCACATCATATTAAAGGTTGGGCTGATTATCCCAAACTAAGATATAAGGTCGAAAATGGATTGACTTTATGCAAAAGTTGCCATAATAAAACAAAAAAAAGGAAGGAAAAAATATGTTAAGCGTAATTACATCTTGGGACGACGGCAGCCAATATGATCTAAGAATAGCTGAATTATTAGAGAAATATGATATATCGGGAATATTTTTTATACCTACCTGTGGCTATTTATCTGGTGATGATATTAAGTCATTATCAAAAGATTTCGAGATAGGCGGGCATACTACTACACATCCTGAGGATTTGAAAAGGCTCTCGCCGAAAGATCAGTATAACGAGATCAAAGATAATAAAGATTATTTAGAGGAAATTATTGGCAAAAATATTCATTGGTTTGCCTACCCAAGCGGTAGATACAAACCAGAAGTCACCTGCGACTTGATTGAAAAAGCTGGGTTCCTCTACGCTCGAACTACTGTCATCGGCTACAACCCTATAATTCGTCCTTTAGATTATAGACTAAAGACTACTATGTCTATCTACCCTCGACCAGAATACAAGGGTAGGTATTTTCTGCAATATTTCAATAACTATATTGAAAGATTTTTGGATGAGGATGGCGTGCTACATATCTGGGGTCACGGACAAGACCTTGAAAAATATGATTACTGGCACGACCTCGAGGAATTATTTAAATATATTAAACATTTAGGATTACAAAATTATGATTAAAAAAATGACAATTGATGAGGCTTCAGACAGAATGAAACAAGCCACATTAGAAGCATCAGAACTTTATTGCAAACATAATAATCTTGAAAAAATTGATAGACAACATTGGATATTTTTGCATCTTGGGTTTATGTCGGCATTAAAATTATGTGGATATACTGAAGAAGAAGTAAGCCAAATTCAAGATGAAACTTGTAAAAAATTAGATTTAAAATAAAAATCAGTTTTATGATATTGATTACAGGACATCAGGGTTTTATCGGCACTAAGCTCTGCCAAGAATTAAGAAAAAGAAAAATTAGTTATTTTGGTTATGACTTAAAAACTGGTGATGATATTCGTGATAAGTACCAATTAGCAGAGGTATTTAATCGTAATCAGATCACAAAGGTTATTCATTTGGCAGCGCTTGCCGGTGTCCGGATGAGTAAAAACTATCCTAAAGATTATATTGATACCAATATTTTAGGGACCCAAAACATTGCTGATCTATGCAAAGAGTACAAAGTTGAAAACCTGATATTCTATTCCAGTTCATCTGTCTTTGGAAACTCAGTCAAACTACCGGCAGAAGATGATGCACCTAAAAATCCTATCTCTTTGTACGGGATTACTAAATTGGCTGGGGAGTATATAGTTCAAAACTCTGGCATCAAAAATATCATAGTCAGACCATTTACTGTTTATGGCGAAAATGGTCGCAAAGACGAGGTTGTCTATAAATGGATTGAACAAATAAAAGCCGGTAAGCCTATTACTATTTATGGTGATGACAGGTCTTGCAGGGGCTATGTTTATTTAGATGATCTGGTAGAAGCTACTATCAAATTGCTGGATTATAAGGAAAGTACAGCCTTGAATTTGGGAGGTAGTGAAATTGTTTATCTAAAAGATTTGCTGGATATTTTCAAAGCTAATATGCCATCAAATCGTAAGTTTGAGATTGATTACCTTGATAGACCGGAGGAGGATGTTTATCAGCAATTTGCTAACACTGCAAAGGCTAAAGAAGAAATTGGATTTGATCCGGAACCAAAATTTAAAAAAAATGTCAAGAGAATAATATATAAAGAGTTTTTGGATTTTTAAGATCATTTTACATAGGAGGGCGTAATGATAAACAATTATGTCCTTGACAGAGTAGGACAATCACATTGCCCAGCTTGCGGCAAGAAAACTCGTCATAAATTTGGCGAGATGGTCGGAAGCGGCGCTAAGATCAAGTTGTGTCTATATTGCGGCAGTCTCGATGTGCCTGAGGAAAGGGGGTGTGGTAGTTCAAGCTGTGGGGTAGTCAAATCTGATTAGGCTGTCCCCACAGCCTTTTATTCACTAAAACAAAATTATGCTTCAAAACGTAAGCGCATATAAAAATACTTCTGTTCACTGGAGTAAATCTCAGGCAGAAATTCAAAAACTTTTGGATAAGTATGATATTCAGGAAACCAGATTTAGTAATCTATCTGTAATGGCTCGTGGTGAACATACTAAATTACATAATAAAATAAAGCATAAAAAAATATGAGGGTTTATATTACAATGTCAGATCGAAAAAGTATTGGTGGTGGTTTTTCTTTTAATCAAAATTTAAAACAAGCTCTACAAGGAAAGGTAGAATTTGTCAATACCCTAAGCGAAGCTGATATTTTCTTGATCTCTGGGATCACTCAGACAGAGAAAGGACAGCTCGATTATGCTAAGCAGCACAGCATCCCTGTTGTGTTCAGGGTGGACAATATACCAAAGCCAAGTAGAAATCGTGGTATGGACGTTGTCAGTCGCTTTAAACAGTATTCTGAGGCTGCTGAGGTGGTAGTTTATCAGTCAGATTTTGCGAAGAAATTGTGCGAAAGGTGGTGCGGTGATGGAATTGTAATTTATAATGGCGTTGATACTGCACTGTTTAATAGTCTTGGAAAATCAATAGAAGCTAAGGTTAGCCAAAAAGAAGTTTATCTATTTGTAAATCATAGCTCAAATGTCAATAAAAGATTTGAGGAAGCCCTTTACAAATTCTCAGAGAAATGGCGTGATAACCAAAATATAGAGCTTTGGCTGGTTGGTCGCTGTGATGGTGAAGAACATAATTATGATTTTATTGCCGGTGAAAAGGTCCGTAATTTCGGTGTTATAGAGGATCGAAAAGAGCTGGCTCGCATCTATCGTAGCGCTGACTATTTGCTTTATCCGGCGTTTGCCGATGCTTGCCCTAATGTTGTTTTGGAAGCTCGAGCATCTGGCTTGATAGTTGCTGGGACTAATCCCGTAGGCGGCACTCAAGAGCTGCTAAAAGATGATCTCGATATTAGCCTCAAGAGAATGGGCGATGAATATTTAGGATTATTTAATTTGGTAATGGATACTCCAAGATGACAGTCAAAGATATAATAGACAAATTAAACTCCGGTGCTTCAAGAATATCACTTGGGCTTTGTGCCAATGGCGGCTGTTTTCATCAGCGCCGGCGTGGTAGAATAAAATCACAGTTTTGTCAGGAGTGTAGTGATAAGCATAATCGTAAAGATGAATATTCGGAAGGCGCTGCCTATACTGCTACACCTAATATTGAGTTTAAAGATGGTTGGTTTAGAAAATTATTAAAGTTTTTTAGAATAATAAAATAAAATTGCGACGGCAGTACGGGGTTTTGATTGTCGTTAGCGGGTGGACAAAATTAGTTTCTCGGTTTCCTGCGGAAAGCGCCTAACTAAAGACCACTGATAGACATCCTTGAGGATGTACTGCATCAGTTGATAGTAGGGTAAGGCTATACAAAACCATCTACCCCGATAATATCTGTTTAGCCCTCAGTCTAACTGGGGTGCGTATTGTTGCTCACAATCGAACCTAAACTATTTATTTCGCCATTTATAGTTTTGTTTCAAGGGTTTGATTGGGGGCTAAGGAGGTATTATGTGTCAAGAATTAGTTTATATTTTAAGCGGTTATTTTATAGGGCTATTTTGTGGTATTGTATTTGCTGGTTTAATTTGTTTAATTGAAAAAAGAAAATGAATTTTGGACCTCAAATAGAAAAAGTCTGGGAAATACTTGATGAGTTTGATGTCTATGGTAGAAATAGAGAAAAAGCTGAAAAGAAAATTATCAAAACAATAGAATATTTTAGTGATCGTTCTTATAGACGAGGTTTAAAAGATGGTAAAAAAATTAAGAAATAAATTTATGAGTAGATCAAGAACACAATTAGAAAATTGGATCAAGGGTTTGGACATCAAAGCCAAAAAAATATTAGATGTTGGCGGTAGCCAGTTGCCTTTGATAGACAGGATAAAAATTATCAAAGGTTTAGAAAAATATAAAATCTTGGATTTGCCGCAGCCTCACGAGACAAGACAAGACCCGCATATTGCTATGGACCTCAATGATAAATATGCTATGGAGCAATTTGCAGAATACAAAAACTATTTTAGCGCTGCGTTTTGTTTAGAAGTGATGGAGTATATTTATAATCCGGTACAGGCATTGGAAAATATGTCTTATTTTATTAAAAAAGGTGGAAAGCTATATATTAGCTTCCATTTTTATTATCCTGTTCATAAGCCGCACGGCAAAGATTATCTACGCTATACTGAATTTGGCGCTGTGAAATTGCTTGAGAACGCTGGCTTTGATGTACATCGTGTTGATATGCGCCTGCCGTCAGTTGAAAGTGCTGCTCTAATCGAACAGTACGATGGCAATGAGGGTAATAAGCGTGATCCTAATTATGGGCATCACTACGTCAATGGATTTTTAATAACTGCAATTAAACAATAATATTATGGAATTACTATTATTAGCAATTTGGGTTGTATTAGGCGCTTGGTGTGCTGATATTGCTCGTAAGCGAGGTAGATCACCTGTTTGGGGAGCTATCTGGGGTGTGCTATTCGGTTTTATTGCTATTATCATTTATTTGATAATGGGCTATACCGCCGAGCAAAAAGAAAAGGATTTAAACGATATGCTTGATCGCCGTGAAAAACGGGCTAACAAAGCCTATCAAGTAAAAAAATAATACTATATGGAAATAATAAATAGTACAATTGAATTTATATTTAGCGGTAAGCTATTTGTTATTCTGGGTATATTAGTATTTATTTATATGATATTAAAGCTAATAAACATAACAATAATTTTATGAGTGATGTATTTTCGATCGAATTAAAAAAAGGTATTAGAGTTATGGCTCGTTTTAATTCTGAGGATGACGAGCTTGAAATTTTAGATCAGAATAAAAATTGGGTTAAAGTCTATTCTTTAAATAAAACTCAATATAATGCCTTAAAATATTCAATACACGATCAAGGACAAGGAAAATAATTAAATAAATAGAAATTATGAAAGTTTTAATTATCTCGGATACGCCGAGAGATGGCTGGGCAATAGGCAAATTGTCTGATGTTATCATTCGGCATAATCCGCAAATCAATTTTACTTTTTTAGCAGTCCATCCTAAAGAAGTTGAAAAGCATATCGACAAAGTCAAAGAGGCTATTAAGGGAGTTGATCTAATTCATTTTCAATATTGGAATACAGCAAGACAGTTGTTTGAGTTTTTGCCAGAATTGAAAAGTTATAAAAGTATCTTGACCCATCATAATCAGAAAAATACTTTGTCTTATGACTGGAATAAAATGGGCATTGATTATCATATTACCCATACTGAAAAAAATCGCCAGCAGTTATTAGCTGATGGCTATAACGATAATAGTATTATTCAACACGGCATAGATTTGGATTATTTCAGCTATTTTGATGATTATACGGGTGATACAGGTTATGTTGGCTATGTTGGTCGGGTAGTGCCTTGGAAAGGCTTAAAAGAAATAGCTTGGGCTGCCAGACAGAACGATATGAAGGTTGTTGCTATGGGTAAGATGGATAAACCTGCCTATTGGGCTGAGATACCCTTAGAGGATCAAAACAATATTGATTTTACTTATAATAATGTCCCTGATAACGAAAGGATAAATTGTTATCGAGAGATGATGTGTTTTGTCCAAAATAGTTCTGCTGGGCGTGAAGAAGGTACTTTACCACTGCTTGAGGCTATGGCTTGTGGTGTACCAGTTATTTCTACTCCATCCGGTGAAGCTGCCGATATTATAAACGACGGCGAGAATGGCTTTATTGTTCCATTTGAAAATAAAGAAGCTCTAAAAGTCAAAATTAAAATGCTCAAGGATGATCCTGAGCTTCGTAAAAAACTTAGAGAAAATGCTTGGCAGACTATCAAGAATTTCACTGAGGAAAAAATGGCTCGAGAGTATTCTAAAATTTATTATCAAATTTATCACGGGCATAAAGAATTAGTGACAGTTATTACTCCAGCTTTTAATTCTATCAATGAAGTCATTGAAACCTACAAGGCTTTAGAAATTCAAACACTACCTATTGCTGAGTGGATTATTGTTGATGATAATTCCGATGATAATAAAATAAAAGAATTTGTTGAGAGCATTAAAGATGATAGTAGTTTTGCTATTCGATATATGAATACTGGCAAGGAAGGCTATAATCTTGCTATGGCTCGTAATATGGGCATTATCGAAAGTGCTACAAAATTTTTGATGTTTTTAGATAGCCGCTTGTCCCCTGATCCTGATGCTGTGATGTCTTTTACCAAAAACTATAAAGACAATCATTGGTTGTTTGGTGATAAAGGTAGTCATAAAAAATCATTTGTCGAAAACTTTAGCTTTATCAAACGAGGCGACCTGATCAAGATTGGTATGTTTTGTGAACGCATCGATCGCTATGGTGGTATGAGCCAAGAGATCAGGGCAAGGTGGGGAGCTGCCGGTAATGAGTTTAAATATATTGAGGGAGCTAAAGCTATACAATTATCTGGCTCTAAGACTACTAATAAAAGACGGCGAGATATTATCGCTATGAAATTAAGACTTTACAAGATGGGGCTATGATGGATAGAGAACAAATAAAAATCAATCTTGGTTGCGGTCGGCAACGGAAATACGGCTATATCGGTATTGATCAAATTCAATACGTAGATAAAAAAAGTAATGAAATGGTCGATAGAATTGTCGATATTGAAAAAAGCAAACTACCATTTGAAGATGATAGAATTGATGAAATATTAGCTGATAATATTTTTGAGCATTTAGGCGATGGCTTTATTCACGCTTTAAATGAATGTCATAGAGTTTTACGTCCTACTGGTAAATTAGTTGGTACTGTGCCTCTGGCTGGGACCAAAGAGGATTTTCAAGATATTACTCACAAGCGACATTTTATAGAAGAAAGTTTTGGTTATCTAACTGGCAAAAATAAAGCTATGGATAATAGACCAAGCCATCCTCGCTATGCTGATTATGGAGTATTACCTTGGAAAAAGAACGAATTATTTGTCAAAAATAATTTAATATATTTTAATTTATCACCTAAGAAGTAATTTTATGAAAGTTAATTTAGGATGTGGCGAGGATTTTGGCGAGGATTTAATTGGCATTGATGTCCACGATTACGGACAGCAACATATTCTTGATCTTGAAAAAGATAAATTGCCTTTCGAGGATGATAGTATAGATCAGGTTTTCGCTAAGCATTTTATTGAGCATCTAAAAGATGTCAAAAATTGTTTGAACGAGTGTCATCGGACTTTACGTAAAGGCGGTGAGCTTGATATTAAAGTACCAAATGCTATGTGGCAAGGAGCATTTATGCCACCTCACTTTCAGCATATTACTTTGTCTTGGTTTGATTTTTTGAGTAAAGATAAAACCAAATTGTATGGTTATTGTCAATGGGAAATAAGGCTATTAGAAGCTACTAATAAAACTTCTGATGTACCTGATGGCAAAGAAATTCATTGTATATTAACTCCAATAAAATAAAATTATGACACAACATAAAATAGTCTGCATTTGTGGTAAGTGTAATCCAGAGGCTATAAAACAAGAATTACTACACGAATACACAGCTTGGCTTATCAAAAACGGATATACTGATACTGATCCAGCTTGTGAAGAATCATTAGCAGTAGATGAGTTTTTAAAAGAGCAATTAAATAAAAAAAACAATGAAAAAACTAAAAGTATTTAATCATCCTTGGCATCTTGCCCATCAATACGAGCTGATGAAATTTGATTGGCTTGAGTGGTCTTGGCTTGTCCAGTATCACCGGCAATATGGTGACACTTCAAGAGGTGACTTTTTCACCGGCAATATGGTCCCTCACTATGAAGCAGGCAAATATGATTTTGCTCTATTGCATTTAGATCAGCAATGTTTAGCTGATAATTTATTAGAGCGAGGCAAAGGAAGTTTATATCGTGAGCTAAATGAGACTATCCAAGATATTCCAAAGATAGTTCTTATGCACGGCACTCCTTTTTATCCAGAGCATTTTGCTACTCAGCAAGAAATGATTGATAAAGCCAAAGAGCTTATTGGTGACAACTTTGTTATCACTAATTCTAAGGCTGCTGCTGAGCAGTGGGGCTTTGGCTATCCTATTTGGCACGGGATGGACCCTAAGGAGTGGTATGACCTACCAAAAGAGCCTCGTGTCGTGACTATGATTGGTCCGGCAGGTCTTGATTGGTATTATGATCGCAATTTCTTAAAAGCTGTTAAAGACTATTTAGAGGAGGAGGGTATTATGCACTGTCATATTACTGCTGACTGGGCTGCTAATAATTGGGAGGAATATCGCCAATTCTTAGGTCGCAGTTTATTATATTTTAATCCTACACGAGAAAGTCCTATGCCTCGAGCAAGAACTGAGGCTATGCTATCCGGCTCTTGTGTTTTGACTACACCTAATCAAGATGCTGATCAGTTTATTAAAGATGGCGATAACGGATTTATCATACCCCGTAATCCTAAAAAGGTTGTTGAGCTAATCAAATCCTTGATGAAAGATTATGATTTGGCTTTAAAGATTGGTCAGGCAGGTAAAAAAACAGCTATCGAAACTTTTAGTCATAAACGCTTCGAGGATGATTGGAAAAAAATGATACAATTAGCTTTAAAAATAAAACTATGAAAATTGGAATTTTAACTTTTGAGAAATTTCATCGTAAGCCTTTCAACTCTATTGGTAGTTCTCGGATCAGGGTCAATGATATGGTCAAATATTGGGATGATGCCGAGATTTATAAATACGGGCAGAAATATGATGTGATGATCTATCAAAAAGTCTATTGGACTGAACACGCCAAAACATTTAGAGGACTAAAGATTTTGGATATTTGCGATGCTGATTTTATGCACTGGGGCTATAAGACTATCGAGATGTTGCAGTATTGCGATGCTTTAGTCACGCCTACTCAAAAATTAGCAGTCGCTCTGGCTCGCTATACTGATAAACCTGTCTGGGTTATCCCTGATAGGATGGATTTAAACAACTATCCTCACAAGAAAACACATACTGGTAAAGCCAAAAAGATAGGCTGGTATGGTTATGCACAGAACTTTCATATCGTCAATGAAAGTGGCATTATGAAAGCTCTATATGATCTAAATAAAAAAGCCGCGGACCTTGAGTTTATTGCTATTTCAAATGGTATGTATGTGCCACCGGCTTTTGCTAAGGATGCAGTCAAGATCACTAATTATCGTTGGAGCCTAAAGACTGTCAATCAGGATATTCAGAAATGCGATATTATTATCAATCCTAAATTAGATAGCGGACCTTATCAGTACAAATCAAATAATAAAACTCTACACGCTCTTGCTTTAGGCGTACCGGTTGCTCACGATCTCAATGAGCTATTAGCTTTGATGGATGGTGATGCCCGTAATACTGAGATAGAGGAAAAGACTAAATTACTCAAAGACAAATATCATATTACGCAGTCAGTAGAGGAATATAAAAATTTAATTAAAGACATCTATGTATCAGCAAAAAAAGAAGTGGACAACAGCTAAATCTACTGAGTATAAAGGTCATAGATACGATAGCAAATTCGAGGCAAGCTATGCTGCTGATCTTGATCTACTTGTTAGAGCTGGCAAAGTAAAAAGCTGGGAGCGGCAAGTCAAAATACCTTTAGAGGTCAATGGCTATCATATCTGTAATTACTTTATTGATTTTATTGTCTATCACGCTGACGGAATAATTGAATATGTCGAGTGCAAAGGTGTGGCTTTTCCTGTATGGGCAATTAAGTGGAAAATATTTGAAGCACTGTACTCTGAGAAGCCAGATGTTAAATTAACTGTTGTACAGCAGGGCAATTTCAGACTACCAAAAGCAAGGAAAATTAAGTAGTTATCCACTGTCCCCTCCCCTCCCCTGATTTTTGAAAAATTTTGACCCAATGAAAATGGGGCAAAACTCAATAAAACAGGTAGAGATAGCGGAGGAGGGGAGTGCGCTAAAAATTAAATAAAATAGTATGTCGATTAAAAAAATTAAGGTTGGAATACAAGGTAAATATTCAATTATAGATAGCGAATTTTTTGATTTAGTGAAAGATATGACTTGGGGGGAAGGCGGTGCAGCAAAAGGGAAGCCTCAGTATGTCAGACATCAAAAATATAATCGTGATACAAAAGAAAGAAGTTATATATCATTACATAGATATATTTATGAAAGTAAATTTGGTAAATTAAAAAAAGGGCAAGAAATAGACCATATAAACGGAAATAGATTTGATAATAGACTTTGTAATTTAAGAGCCTGCACTCATCAACAAAATTCTTTTAATTATGGCAAAAAACCAACGAGAGCTAAGATATACTCAAAATATAAAGGTGTCTGGTATAGAAACGAAGAAGGCAGGATAAAGCGTTGGACGGCAGAAATTAAAATAAACTATAAGAAAAAGTATATAGGAACATTTTTGACTGAAAAAGAAGCTGCAATTGCTTATAATGAAAAAGCAACAGAGCTTCACGGAAAATTCGCTTTTTTAAATAATATAAATAATTGAAACAAATATATGGAAAATGAAAAATTAGTTTGGCATAATGAAAAGAGAAAAGTTAAAGATTTAGTGCCTTGGGAGCAAAACCCAAGACAGATGAGCGAGAAACAAGTTAAAGATTTAGAATTTTCACTAAAAAAATTCAATTTAATGAGTATCCCCGTTATAAATACTGATAATTTGATTATATCCGGACATCAGAGACTTAAGGTTTTATCACTATTGGGCAGGGGCGAAGAAGAAATAGATGTAAGAGTGCCTAATCGTAAATTGACTGCTGATGAATTTAAAGAAGCTAATTTGCGTGAAAATAAAAATGTTGGTGATTGGAACTGGGAGGCATTAGCTGATTTCGATAGTGATGAGCTTATTGATTTTGGTTTTGAGCCAGAGGTCCTTGAAAAACAATTTAATCTTAGTGAAGGTGATCAAGGCGATCCAAGTGATAGTGAGGATTTGGTAAAATTAGTTTTCAAAGTCCCCGCTTCTAAAGCTGAGGAAATAATGACACAATTAAAAGAACACGATAAAGATAAAAATATTGCTCTGTATAAAGCAGTCACTCTAAAAGGATAGTTATGTCAAAGTATGGTAATGACAAAAAAAAGGAGCATTTAGCTATGATCCGGCGTGCTATGGTTGTCAATCCGCAAGCATCCGGTCAACAAATAACTGATCTTTTAAAGAAAAGGGGACATAATTTTGGCAAAAACTATGTCTATGCAATGATCAAAAGGGTCAGGGGCGAACGTGCTACACGCTACGATAGAAAGACCAAAGCTATTGTTGTTGCTGAATTTCACGATTTTATAGAGCAGTTAGAGCCACGCTTACGAGAGATTGCCCTTAGTATAGATGATGAACGTGCGGCAGTTCAGGCTATAAAAACTCTGGTAGAGAATAAAAAACTACTTATTGATATGGCTATGGACTTGGGACTAATCGAAAGACAATTAGGTACTGTCAATGTCAATAATTTTGATATGGCAGCTTTAAGTAAAATAGCTGAGGATGCAAGTAGAAAACGAAAAAAAGATAATAACGGAGGAAACGATATTGAAATCGTTGATGAACAATAGCATTTTTGTCAATGAGATATTTTCATTATGTTTTCCAGAGGATAGTTTTGTAGGCGGAAGTTTTGTTGATCGTATCGCCTACTTTATGGAAAATAAATATACTATGAGGGTATCTGCTCGTGATCACTTTAAATCTACCAGTTTTTATGCTCACTTCCTAAGAATGTCAATGCAAAATGCCCATCGTAATTTAGAGGGGCATTATTTTAGCTTTAAAGAAAAGATGGCTGGCTATCATATTGCTAAGATCAAGCAGATGAAAAATCTCAATCCTCTATTCGATAAATGTATTGATAAAAAGAAAAACGCTGAGGCTGTTATAAAATATACTTGGGATGGCAAGCATTATCATACGTTGGTCCCGCACGGCTTATTGGCTTTTAAACGTGGTATTCACTGTGACCTTTTATATGTTGATGATCCTTTTCAAGACCCAGCAAATAAATTAGTCACTACTATTATTGATAAAATAAATAAAATAGTTAAGACAGAAATATTGGATATGGTCAAGAAGGGTGGTCAGTTGCATATTGCTGGTACTCCGCAGACTGAAAATGACTTTTTCTTTGATCAAGCGTTTCAAGATAGTTTTGCTACACTGATTTTACCAGCTATTGTCAATGATAAAACCAGAGAGGTACTTTGGAAAGAGTGGATGAACTGGGATGACCTGATGAAAAAGAAAGAATTGCGTGGTGATAAGATTTTTAATCAGGAATATCTATGCTCCCCTGTCTATACTGAGGAAGCATTTTTTACCAAAGACCAGATCGATGACATTATCTCTAATAGGCAACCACTCAATGCCAGAGTACGCTACGAGACACAAAATGAGGTCATAGCAGGCTTTGATATAGGTAAAAAGGCACATCCATCACATCTGGCTGTTTTCGAGCTTGTAGATGGCAAACTAAAAGAAATCTATCAGCGCTGGTGGGACCGAATTGATTACACTGTACAGATAGATGATCTCACTGCTATTGTGGATAACTTGAAGATAGATCGATTATTTTACGATGCTACTCGTGGCGAATTGGAAAGTTTATCTGAACAGGGACTATTGCCGGAGTGTATGATACCGGTAAATTTTAGTTCTAAGACTAAAAACTCTATGGCTACTGAGTTTGAAAAAGCTGTTATACAAAAGAAAATGGAATTATTGCCTGACCAGCGACAGCGTGATCAAATCTTACTTGTTGATAACGAACTCAATGCTATCACTACCCCGCAAGGTCACGGAGATAGTTTTTGGTCAATAGCTTTGGCGCTTGCTGACTGTTTAGAAGCCCAGCCAAACCTTGAAATTCTGTAAGGTGTGGATATATTGTGAATAAGTTAAATAATAAGAAAAACAAAAAACCCTTATAAAATAAGAGTTTTCTGTACAATTGCCCAACAAAGAATTTATTTTTATATCTTTACAAAAAATCCAAAATAGATTATTATAAAAGATACTGGGAAAAAACAAAATCTTATGTACAAATATTATATCAAAAAACATAAAATAACACAAGTGGGAATTGAACTGCGTGTGTTTTTTGTTTAATTACAATATAGACTGGTTTTATCAGGGTGTTTTGCCAAAATAAAATAAAAAAACTTCTGAAAATCTTGTAGGCATCCCCGTCCTCCAATTAAATTGGGGGCTGTCCTATGCTTATAAGACAAGGTGAGGCGATAGCTTCTGGGATGCGATCTCAAATCACCATAGTCTATTACATATTGCCAAAACCGCCTTGCCTTGAAATATATAGGACAGGGGGGTAATAAATTTGGCAATTTTTTTATTTTATGTTATTATTTGAATATGGAAGGTATAGTGCTTCATTGTCGAAATCGTAGTTGTCAAAAGTTGTTAGCTAAAAATGTACGGCTGCCCCTCGGCGCTTCAATGGATGTAAAATGCTTTAGTTGCGGTGATCTAAACTGCATCTGCTCTGAAAGGGAGGGAGTAAAGGTAAAGAGTTTATCTGAAACTCGGAAACCTGATATAATTTCATTATCAATAGAATAACTTTTTGCTAAACTACGTGTGTTAGCGCAAAGGCTTGAACTATGTGCGTCTTGTGTGCGTAGTTTTTTTTATATAACTAAAAATATTATGGATATTTTAGATGATCTAAATAAAATTGAGCAAGAACAAAAGGGCGCTGATGCCGGTGACTTTTCAGCGGTCTATTATAATAAAATTGCTCCAAGTACAAAAGAAGCAGATTATTTAAACACAAATACAGGTTGGGTTTATGCTTGTACTACTGTTATTTCTGATGAAGTAGCTAATATCGACATAGAGCTATTTAAGAAAAAATCAGATGACGAAGTAGAACAAGTCTTTAATCATCCTGTTTTAGATTTGTTAAATAAGGCTAATAATTTTACTACTAAATTTGATTTATTTTCTTTGACACAGCAATATCTTGATCTGGCTGGTGAAGCCCCTTGGTTTGTTTTAAAAGACGGAGCGTTGCCATCTGAAATATTTTTATTGAGACCAGATAAATTAGTTGTCAAAGCCGGCTCTAAAGATTTTGTTGATGGCTATGCTTATCGTAATGATAAAGGTAAAGAAATTCCTATTGAGGCTGATGAGCTTATATTTATCAAATACCCTAATCCTACAAATATGTTTAGAGGACAGGGTACTCTACAAGCTGCCGCTACTGTTGTTGATATTGAGAAATTTAGCGAGACCTATAATAAAAACTTTTTCTTTAATGGTGCCTCTGCCGGCATTATATTTAAAACTGATAAAGTTTTACAAAAAGATGTCCGTGAAAGATTTAAAAAACAAATTGATCAAAGTTATAAGGGTGTATCAAATGCCCATAAATATCTTATTTTAGAAGCTGGATTGGATGCAAAACCTCTACAACTTTCTCAAAAAGATATGGAGTTCTTTAATCAATTGAACTGGACCAGAGATAAAATTTTGGGAATTTTCAGGGTACCAAGAACTGCCTTGGGTATTACTGATGATGTCAATCGTGCCAATGCAGAAGCTACTGATTATGTCTTTGCGAAGCGTACTATCAAGCCAAAGATGAAAAGATTGATTGAACAGTTAAATGAATTTTTATTGCCAATGTATCCGGATGGTGAGCAACTATATTTAAGCTTTAAAGACCCAGTACCTCAGGATGTTGAAAAACAAACCAAGGTCTATGAGAGTGGTATTAAAAATGGATATTTAACAATCAATGAAGTTAGAGCTATGCAAGGTTTGGAAGGCATTGGTCCAGCCGGTGATATTGTTTATTTCAATGGTCAACCTGTTGATGGTACACAAAACAATAATGATAGTGGTGAGAAAATATTTGGAAAGGAAAAACAAAAGATTTTGGTTGCTATTAAGGCTCGTAATAAATCTGCTACCTATAAAGAAAAAGTTAAATTCATCAATGAAAAAATTACAAAGGCTGTCAATGCTGTTCGTGGTGATATAAAAAATATGATTATCGCTGAGGAAAAACATCAAGATAAAACTGTGATGAAATGGAGCGAACAAAAAAAAGAAGATAATTGGCACGCTATTATTAAGCGAGCTGATCGTAATGAAATGCGTATCAGACGTGCTGTTGAAAAACAATTTGATGCTCAATTAGAAAGAATATTGACAAGTAATAATCAGAAAAATATCAAAGTTGGCGATTGGAAATTAAACATAGATAATGAAAAACAAATCTGGTTTAGAATTTTATTGCCTATTATTTCAGATATAGTCATAGAGGAAGGTCAAAGTGTAATGTCTGCTATTTCTGCCGGTTTAACTTTTGATGCTTTTGATGAAGTAGTCCAGAATTTTATTGATAATCATACTTCTCTAATATCTAAGGGAATAAATGAAACTACTAATAGAAAAATCAGAAGGTTAGTAAAAGATAACTTTAAAGAAAGCGAAGAAGTTATTGCCCGCAAGATGCGTAAAATGTTTGATGGCTTTACTCGTGATAGAGCTAAACTAATTGCTCGTACCGAGACATTTAAAGCTATCAATTTCGCCACTGAGGAGGGTTATAAACAATCTGGAGTAGTTGAAGGTAAAGAGTGGTTTACAGCCTTAGATGAGCGTGTCTGTCCTTTTTGTATGCCTCTGCACGGCAAGATATTTGCAGTCGGTGAAACTATTTATAGTAAAGGCGATACTGTCCACGGCAGCGATGGATCAAGTTTTGTAGCTGATTATGAGACTATTAAATATCCACCTCTACACGCTAATTGCCGGTGTGGTTTAATTCCGGTTTTAATCGGTCAGAAAGAATTTGAAAAAGTTATCAAAGCCAAGATTACTCTGTCTAAATATAAAAAGGAAAATCGTGGTCAGGAAGAAATTGATAAGATCAATGAAAAGATTGATAAATTAAAAACTGAACAAAATAAAACTTCTGAGGATGTCAAAAAAGTAGATAACAAAATTGGTGATATTGATAAAAAGACTGATAAAAAAATTGATAAAATCGCTGAGGGAGTTAAGGGAATTTTAGAAGATGAATAAAAAACAAGAAAAACTGATAAAATTGTTGAAGGCTTTAGAGGGTAAAAAAATTACTCCTCAAGATTTTACTAAGTTGATTTTGACTGAAGCTATTGGTGAAATAGATAAATTGACTGAAATTCTTAAAGGTTTGGATACTAAGTTAAATAATATTGATTTTGATAAACAAGAAAAAATCATTGGTTCTTTGAAAAATATTAAAGATGAAATAACAAAGGTAAATTCTAAAAAAATTGATTTATCTGGTATTGAAAAGCAACTTGCTGAGATCAATAAAAAAATGCCTAAAGGTATCGATGTAAACAAACTGGGTGAGATTGTATCTATTCTAAAAAAGATAGATACAAAGTCCGAGTTTAGTATTAAAGAGCCTACTTGGTTGGAAAAAATAAATCCTTCCAAGCATATTAAGGCTTTAGGTGATCGTATCATTAAGCAACTTGCTAACGAAATTGTCAAGGTTAATGTTCAAAATGATTGGGTACCTGTCAAGATTTTAGATGCTAAAGGTAATGTTATTGAGCGCTTTGTTCCACCTAATCCGGCTGGTGCCGGAGGAGGTAAAGCTGGTCCTGATCCTGTTGGTTTAAAAAATATTGCTGATGTTAAAATAAATCCTGCTACTGAAGATAAACAAGACGATATAATCACAAGATTAAGTGATGTTCAAGCACCTATTCCAGTAGATGGCGATTCAGTTTATGCTAAAGATGTTGATACAGTTAATTCAGATATTGGTGATTTTAGCGGTGCAATATCTGATTTATTTGATGACAGGACAAGCACAGTGACAACCAGTGTAGATAATCCAAGTTTGACTGTCGCTTTAGAGAGACCAATAAGCAATAAAGCTATCACAATAATCACATCGAGTGGCGACTTTAGTAATGTGACAATAGTAGCCAAAAATGCGGCTGGCACAGTCCTTGAGACCATAGATGATAGTGCAAATAACACAAAATATACATCTCATACTTATTATTTTACTGATATAGATAAATGGTGTGTATTAGATATTTCATTTACAACTACCGATGATGTCACATTATCTTTTCTGGATATATATAAATCTGTTCACGTTGACGCTCATTTACACGCTTTGAAACCAGACGGCACAGTGACAGCTATTGATGCTACTGCCGGAGGTAATTTGAAAGTATCTATCGAGGAAAGTGACCCTGCTGCTACACTCGTGACTACACCAGCAAGCTCCATCATAGATAGTGGTAATTCAACTACTACTCCTTTGGGTATAGATGGGGTTTATACTGGAACAGCTTTTGATTGTGAAGGATATTCAAGTATTACAAATACTATTTATGCAGATGAAGATTCTGCTACTGATGGTATGCAATATCAATTTTGTTCTGATGATAGTTTTGGAGCTAATACTGATACTCATTCATTTACTTTAGATTTTTCTGATAGTCCTGTTAGAAGATTCCAATTTTCAGTAACAGCCAGATATTTTAGAATTAAATATACCAATGGAGGTACAGCACAGGGAGCATTTGATGTACAAAATATAGCCCATAGAACTAATGTACTTACTTCAATTCATAGATTAGGAAACGATACTACATTAGACAGGTCAGCGCAGTTAGTAAAAGCTCTTATTATGGGTGAAACTACTGCTGGCGGTGGCGGTACAGTAAATGTAAAGGTTAATCCTTCTGGTACTTTAGAAGTCAATGAGGAAAATAGTGCTGCTATTCTTACTGCTTTACAAATAATGGATGATTGGGATGATGCTGATAGAGCTAAAATATCCAATCGGTTAATCAAAAGCGCTATTGATGATACGACAGTTGATAGTACAGCCGATCTTATCTTTGATGCTTCTGGTGATACTGATGCTGTAGAATTGACAATAACAAATTGTCATACAACAGAAGTTTATGTTGGTGAGGATAGTTCAGTCTCGACTACGGACTTTATGTATTACATTCCACCAAAACAAACCATAGTTATAAATCACGCTGGGAATTCTGGTACAACAGAAGACCTTTATGGTATTAGAGATACTGGTGATAGTGGTTTAATAAAAGTTTATTCAAGAAAATATAAAACTTAATTAAAAATATATGGCTTTAGAAAGAGAAGAACAATATAAAAAATACACAGTAGCAATAGGAGCTTTAAAGACTTTTATTGGTGCTGGAGGAGCTGAAACAGTCACTGATGTAATATTAGATGACAGACTTCAGGTAAAAACTTCACAAGGTGATAATCCGCTTACTGTTAGAACCTATTATATCAATCTACCAGAAGCAAGGGATGCCTTAAGTATAAGTGATGGTGAGTCTTTTAGCGGTGTGGACTTTAGTGATGATTTAGTAATTACAACAATTAAAGTAATAGTCTAATGGCAAGAGTAAAGGGCTGGTTTAGAAGCGGAACTGCTGCTGAACCAAGACCAAATGATATAGTCACCACTTCACAGAGTTGGGACCCAAAGAGTAGTTTTACTGGTAAACAATTAGAATATCGTATTGGTTCCAGTTCTTTAACTAAATTTGTTGGTACCTTTGATGGTTCTTACGGGGTGGGTACATATTATTCAAAAGGAATTGTATTTATAGACGAGGTTCATCAAAAGGGAATTATCCCAGCCAATTCAAGGTTCGATATAGATATTTATGCAAAAACCACCATTTCAACAGTCGGTAATTTTCAATTAGTTTTTGCAGGGATATTTATATGGGAGGGTGCTACTGATACCTTAAAACATCAAATAGTGACACCTGCTTGGGGAATGACTAATTCTTGGGCAAATTATAATACTTATGCTGTTTCTGATACCGTAATGAGTTCACAAACTGATATTGTTTTAAATGCCGGTGATAGAATATGTGTAGAATTTTATGGATATTGGCGAGTATTTTTTGGAACTGTGGTTGTAAGAAAGACAGGGCAAGCTATTAGATATGGTGGTACTGGCGGTTATGAAAGTTTCCTTGCTTATCCACAAATACAAGAAATACAATATTATAATAAAGGTAATAAAAAAGTAGGTTTAATATAATAATTTATAAAATAATTAAATAATACTATGAAAAAACAAAACATTAAGGCTTATATTGAAAATGTGGATGGCAAGATGGTTGCTGTGGCTTCTGACGATAGTTTAGATAGACACGGCGATAGTATCAAACAAGATGTTTGGGATTTGCGTAATTTTCGTAAAAACCCAGTTTTGCTTATGTCACATCAATATCAGCTACCGCCAGTTGGGATTGCGAAAAATTTTAAGGTCGTAGATAACAAACTTATCTTTGAGCCTGTTTTTCACGAAATTACTCAATCGGCGAGGGAAGTTAAGCAAATGTTTTTAGACGGCATTATGCGGGCTTTCTCAGTTGGATTTTTACCGAACGAAAAGAAAAATGAGTTATTGGAAATTTCTGTCGTATCAGTACCAGCAAATCCTAATGCTATTGTATTTGAAAAAAGTGTTAGTGATGATGATAAAGCTAAAATAAAATCTTGGATTAAAGGTGAAACTGATCGTAATAAAAAAGTCAAAGACCAAGGTAAAGCTATTGATGAAGTTATGGAACACGTAAAATCAATCAATATTCGTTTAAATAATATTGAAAAGGTCGGCACCAAGCAGAAACTTGATGTAAATATCATCGGGAAATCTCTTGAGAGGCTTGATAAATCATTGAGCTATTTAAATCGTAAAGTTGTTAAGAAAGGGAAATAATATATGGGTAAAAAATATATTATGGTCAATGGAAAAAAGATTTTCCTAAAAGACGGCGAAGCCCCAGAAGTTAAGGATGAGGATGAGGACAAAGATGCTCCTGATACTACCGAAGCTCCTGACGGCGAAGGTGATGCAGATGCGGAAGCAGATGCTGATGCTGATGCCCCAGAAGGTGACGACCTTGAGGATAAGGTTGATAAAGTTGCTGATAACTTAGCTAATTCTGTTCGTGAAAAACTTGGCTTAGAAGGACTTGAGAAAAAAGTCGATGGTCTATTGTCTGCTCAAGACAAAGGCAATTCTAAGATTATGAGTATTTTACAGGGCAAGGATTTGACTAAGGGCAAAAATCAACTTACCAAAGAGGAAAAAATCGTTGGTTTCTACCACGCATTGGTCTCTGGTGATCGTGAGGTTGCCAAAGCGTTGTCTGAGGGTACTGCCGCTGATGGTGGTTATCTTTTCCCAGATGAGTTCAGAGCCGAGTTAGTTAGATGGCTCACCGATCAGAACAGAATGCGTAGTTTGGTCCGTGTTGTACCAATGAGACGTGACGTGTTAAAAGCGCCAAGTCTTGTTGAAAGTGTCCAAGTTTATTGGACTGCTGAAAATGCAGCTAAGACTACTACCACTGCTCACTTCGGCGAGATCACTCTTACTGCTCGCAAAGTTGCCGCTATTCTTTATGCTTCTGATGAATTGATTGAGGACAGCACAGAAATTGATGTTGTCAATTTAATCATTCAATTATTTGGCGAAAAAATCGCTGAAGAAGAAGATAGAGTTATTTGTGCTGGTAATGGTACAACTGAGCCGACTGGTTTGATAACAGCTGGCACTATCAGAACTGTTAGTGTTGCTGGTAATCTTAACTTTGATGATATTATTGACTTGGTTTATGCCGTGCCTCAAAAATATCATAAAGCAGCATCCTTTCTTGTTCACAGAACTAATATCAAAGAACTTCGCAAATTGAAGGATAATGATGGTCGTTATATCTGGTCTGAGCCTATCTCAGCCGGTGGTGCGCCTACCATCTTAGGTTATCCTGTTTATGAAGTTAATTGGGTTGGTGAAGCTAACATTTTCTTCGGAAATTGGAAACTCGCTTATTGGTTAGGTGACAGGAAAAAGATGACAGTTAAGATCAGCAATGATACAACTCAAGCATTTACTCAAGATATGACTGCAATCCGTGTGGTTGCTCGTATCGGCGGTAATGTTGTGTTACCTGATGCAGCTGCTCACTTGGATAGCATACCTTAAATTGTTGATATATAGGGTGGCTAATGCGCTAAAGGTATTAGCTATCCGCTTATGTCAAAAATTAAAAAGACATCAAAAAGACTAAAGAAAAAGGGCAAATTTTGGAAAGATAAAATGCTCAAATTTAGCAATCCTAAAATTAAAGTAAAATAATTATATGGCTTATACAAGTAAAGAAAAAGTAGAGGATTATTTAGGTATCACTTTACCAGCTGATCTGACTGATCGTTTGAATGACGATTGGATACCGGCTGTCCAATTATGGGTAGATAATTATTCAGAGATGTCTTGGGAAAATGATGCTGATGCCGCAGCAGATAGATATTTCGATGGCTCGGGAGCCAGAGAATTGCTAATCGATACTTATTATGCTTTGGTGAGTGTCACTACTTTGGATGTAGATGGTGATGATGATGTCACAATTGATACTGATGGTATTATAGAATATCCACTAAATAGGACTGCCAAGGATAGGATTTATTTGGAGACAAGTGCCAGTATTGCTAAATTTCCTGCCCATCGAAACGCAGTAAAAATAAATGCTAAATGGGGTTTTGCTTCTGTTGTACCTGAGGATATTTCTTTGGCAGCTACAAGATTATTAGGTCATTTATTAAATAAAAGAATAAAAGGCGGTGATACAAAGTCTGAAAGTTTAGGTGATTATAGTATTAGTTTTTTCGAGATTGATGAAGCAGCTAATTTACTTGGTGTCACTAATATTTTAGATCAATATCGTCCATTAGATTTATAATATGAGTTTTGCTAATTTGAGAACAGAGAGAATAATCATCAGCCGGATGCAAACTACTTCTGGCAATAAGATTGCTATGGCTACTTTGACCGCAGCTTATGTTAATTTACAAGGACTGGACGATGAAAAAACTGCTTTGGTTGGTGGTGTGTACGGAAAAACATTTGTGATCTACGCTGATATAAATGAGGATATTCGAGAGGGTGATAAAATAAAAGATACTATTCGAGGTAATTTTTATAAAGTAATTAAAGGCGGAGTGACCAAGCATAGTCAGGGTAGTATCGAATATTTAAAAGTTGTTATTAGGGAAACTTAGTATGGATATAAATATAAAAGTTCAAGGTTTAAATCAATTCCGTGCTAAAATGAAAAAGTACCCGATTAAAATTGGTCGGGGTTTACAAGAGGCTATTGAGAGGATCACTTTCATAGGCGAAGCTGGGATCAAGCGTGCGGTAGTGTCTGGCTCTACACGGGCTTTTGACACCGGCAACCTATTTCGACTGGTAAGGAGTAAAATAAAACTGCTGGAGGGCGAAATTAGGGCAGATGCGCCATATTCTATCTACGTTCACGAAGGTACTCGCTATATGCGAAAAAGACCTTTTATGACACAAGGAATACAAAATGTCAAGAACGCTATGGAAAGTGAGTTAAATTCATTTATAAAAAAAGCATTGAGATAATATTATGTGGGAAAATTTGATAGTAAAATTAAAATCAATTTTGGAAGCAAACAATGAGATTGCAGTTGTCTTTGATTATGAGGAGGGCGAATTTGATAGCCAACCGGCAGCAGTTATTGTACCGAGTGATAGTGAAGCAGAATACTCTACCTCTTTAGATAATTCAAGAGTTTATGCTTTTTCTGTATTCTTATTTGTCCAGAGAAATGATAAAAATGTCCCCTATGATGATAAAAAAGCTGATGCAATAATGAGAGATTTAGTAGATAGTGTAGTTGATGATTTTGATAAAAATTGGAATTTGTCTGGGCTAACTTTGAAAACTGGATACCAGATGCTAATGATGGAAGCCGCACCAAGTCAATGGGGCTATGCAAATCGAGAAAATCTTTATCGTATGTCTGAAATAATTGTAAGGGTCCATCTAAACGTAGATACAAATTTAATAAGTTAATAAATAATTAAGTAAAAAAAAATTATATGGCTAAGAAAATCGGAAGGCTAATCAATTTGGGAATAGCAAACGAAGCTACAAGAGGCACTGCTGTCGCTGCTACAAACTGGTTGCCAAAAGCAAATATTACCTACTCTGATAGAGTTCAAAAAGCCCCTACACAGGTCGGCTATGGGACTATTGGTGATGGTAATCAAGAATTAGTAGCCTTGAAATGGTCTGAGGGTGATGTAGAATTTGACCTTGTAAGTGAAAGTATGGGTGTTATTCTAAAATCTACTTTTGGAACTGTTGGAAGTGCTGCCTATTCAACAAGTGCCTATGAGCATACTTTCTCAATTCAAAATGATAATCAGCACGATAGTATGACATTTTGGGTAGAGGATAGTGCTGAAAGTAATGACATTTTCTTTGAGATGGTTATGGTCAACCAGTTGATTATGAACATCGTCCCTGAGGATGTTGTCAAATGTACAGTTAATTTTGTTGGTAAAAGTTCTGAGGATACCTTAGGATTATCAGCAGCTTATGTAGCTGAAACTAAATTTGCTGGTCGGCACGCTTCTATAAAGATAGCTGATTTGACTGGTAATTTAAATGCTGCCACAAGATTAGATGTCAGAAGTCTTGAATTTACTATCAATAAAAATGTTATGAGAGATCATAGTCTTGGTACTGTTCAAGCAGTTGACATTGTCAATCAAAAAATAGAGATCACTGGTACTATTGTCCTTGATTTAGAGGATGATACTTATAAAGACTATATGTTGAATGGTACATATAGAGCTTTGCGTATCTTGATTGAAAATACTGATGTCACTATTGGCTCAGCTGGTAATCCATCATTTTTACTTGAGTTATCTCGAGTAGCTTTTGATGCTTGGGAGCCGGATAGACCAAATGATGAAATCACTACTCAAACAATTACTTTCAGGGCTTTGTATGACACTGTCAATAGTAATATCGTTAATGACTGTCATTTGAGAAACACTACTGCAAGTTATTAAAATTAAAAATTAAATAATATAATTTTATGCCTGTATTAAAAGATTTTAGACGGACTAAAAAGATTAGTTTGTCAAAACACGAGGGTTCTGAAATTGAAATTTATGATGGTATCATCGTCAAAGATGCTATGGGATTTAATTTGGAAAATCCTCAAAATGCAAATAGCTTAGAACTGATACCAAAGATGATCAAAGATTGGAATTTTACTAATGAAAAAGAAGAAAAATTGCCAATCAATATGGAAAGTTTAGAGCTATTAGATATGGAAAGTTTAACTGAATTGACAAATACTATAAACGAATTTGCTAATCTCGTAAAAAAAAAGGACTAACTAATATAGCGGCTGTTTGTCTTGAAATGGGCTGGACAGAACGTCAATATTTTGAAGAAAACTCTACAAACTTTTTAGACGAATTAGCCTTTGTTATAAGACAAAAATATAAAAAGAATTAAATTATGCCTACTACTGAGAAAGTCAATGTAATAATTACCGGTCAAGATAGATCAAAAGCAGCTTTTTCCAGCGCTGGAAAATCTGCATCTGGTTTAGGATCAAAGATCGGTACCTTGGCGGCTGTTGCTTTGCCTGCTTTGGCTATTGGTCTTGGTAAAAAAGCCGTTGATGCAGCTGTTGAATTTGATACTGCAATGAGAAATGTTGGTACTTTGATTGATGATAATGGTGATAGTGTAAAACAGCTTGAAGAAGGTATAAAATCTATGGTCCGGCGAGTACCTAAATCACCAAAAGAATTAGGTGCCGCTGCCTATCAAGTTGTATCTGCTGGAATTTCAGATATGTCACAAGCTCTAATTGTTTTAGAGGCTTCTGCTCGATTGGCTACTGCTGGTCTGGGTACTACTGAGGAAGCTACTGATATTTTGACTTCTGCTATAAATGCCTTTGGCATAGATGCGGGGGATGCCGAAAGTGTTGCTAATTCATTTTTCTTAGCCGTAAAAAGTGGTAAGACCACTGTTGCTGAGTTAGCACAAGGTTTTGGTCAAGTAGCCCCTCTTGCTAATGAGATGGGAGTTGAATTTAATGAGCTAATTGCTTTGACTTCTGCTATGACTACTACTGGTTTAAAAGCCAGTGTTGCCTATACTCAAATTAAAGGAGCTATTTCAAATTTATTGAAACCTACTAAAGAAATGCAGGATGCTTTGGATTTGATGGGAGTATCAAATGTCAAAGCTAAAATTGAAGCTGATGGTTTAGTAAGTACCTTTCAACAATTAAAAGATGTCGCTGGGGAAAATGATATTAGCTTAGCTAAAATGTTTGGTTCTGTTGAAGGTCTAAATGCTGTTCTGATGGCTACTGGTGAAGTGGGCGAAAATGCTAATCTAATCCTCGAGGATATGGCTGGTAAAACAGAGGCTTTAGATGAAGCTGTAAAAAAACAAAATGAAAGTTATGCTGCTCAAATCGAGATGATAAAAAGTGAGTGGAACGTGTTATTGCAAGAAGCCGGTAAGGTTATTCTACCTATCTTGATTGCAGCTGTAATGGCTTTGACAGATTTATTTAGAAGTATGAGTTTAGCTATGGATGCAATTATTGGTGGATTTAAAATTTGGATTGATTGGATGCAAAAAGCATTTGATTGGATTGATAAAATTCTTAATAAAATTGAGGCGGCTATTTCTGCTATAAAGAGATGGCGAGAAGCGATGTCGCTTAGTGCTACGATTGGCAGGATGGGTGATCGATTAGGTTTTCAATCTGGTGGTTTAGTAAATGCGCCATTAGGTCAAGCAGTACCGGCTATTGTCCACGGAGGCGAGCGTATTATCCCTACTGGTCGCTCCGGTTCAGGTGGTGGAGGTGGGGGTACTATTGTCAATATCAATGGTGGTATGTATCTGAGTGAAGATGCCGCTGAGGAAATGGGCAATATTATTATTGATAGATTAAAACTTCAAATGAGAGTTTAGTAAAATATATGTTATGGCAATACAAGTTCAAATTGATGGAAATGATAAGACTAAATTTGTTTTTTGGAAAAGTCTTAGAATAGAAAATATATTAACTACTCAAGTTGATAAATGTACCTTTATAATAAATCAAAATTATCGTGATCAGGAGTATATACCTCAAGTTGGTAATGAGATTATTATTACTGATAATGGTACTCGTGTCTTTGCTGGCTATATTGTCAGACGTGATCAGATGTCAAGGGAGTACAAAAAAATCACTTATAAAATAGAGTGTACTGATTATACTCGGCTTTTACAAAAAAGATTGGTTGCTGAGACTTACGAAAATATGACTGTCGAAGATATTATTAAAGCTATTATTGATACTTATATTCCGACACTCGGAATTGACTATACAAATGTCAATTGTACTAAATTAACTACCAAAGTCACCTTCAATTATGAAAGTATCCAACAATGTATTGAAAGATTATCAAATATAGTTGGCTATGATTGGTGGGTAGATTATAATAAAAATCTATATTTCAAAGGTGTTGGTACTGTAATTGCTCCGTTTGCTTTATCTGATACTTCTGGCAGTTATATATTTAACTCGCTTCGTATTCGTAAGGATAATTCGCAGATTAAAAATAGTATTATTGTCAGGGGTGGTAATTATTTTGGTGATAAACGTAGAGAACTTATTGAGGCTAACGGCGAGGACTTTATATTTCCTGTTGGTTATAAATATCGGGATTTTTCTGCTTCTTTGACAGGACAGCCATTAGATATTGGAATTGATTTTAGTTCTGACCCAGATGCTTACGATGCGCTACATAACTATAATGAAAAACGTTTAGTTTTTAAAGAGGCTGATAAGCCTTCTATTGGTGCGACTTTATCAGTATCCGGTGATCCATATATCCCTGTAATTGTAAAAGTCAAAGACCCAGCAGCTATTGAAAGTATGTTATCTGCTGAGGGCGTTGCTGGTGATTACGAAGAAATTATTGTTGACAAAAATCTGACCTCTAAAGAAGAAGCCAGAGATCGAGCAAATGCCGAACTGATAGCTTATAAACAGACTTTAGAGGAAGGTGAATTTATTACCGAGACATCTGGTTTAGAAGCTGGTCAACAAATCTCTATTATATCTGATGCCTATGATATTGATGAAACATTTTTGGTAAAACAAGTCACCAGAAAAATGCTTACTCCGGAAGTTATGCGTTATCATATTAGGCTTATTTCTACTCGGACTATTGATATGATTGGTCTTTTACAACAATTATTGATGGGTCAAGTCAGACAAATAGAAGTAGATGCTGATGAAGTCCTTGATCTGGTCAATAGTTTTTATGAGACTATTACTTTGGAGGAGGCAGATGTAGTTGTTAGTAAAGTCCATAATCCGCAATTAGAAACTTTGACAGCCGAAGATGACGTTGATCAAAAGCCATTGGATTATCCTGTCAAATTTGTAGCGGCACCTTTTATACCTACTGGCTTTGATGTCTTGCTTACTGGTTTGACTGGTCGTTGGAAAATTGATGAAGGTAGCGGCACTACTATCAATGATAGCGTTGGTACTAATCACGGCACTATGTCAGGAGCTTCTTGGGAGGAAAAAGGTATTGATGGATATTGTTTAGATTTTACTAATATCACAGATAAAATAGATTTAGGTAGTTCTTATACTTTATCTGGTG